GGAATTTTTAAGATTTATGATACCCAAAATAGGTACCGCTGCACTGGAACATTAGTTGGTAATCGCATGTTTGTTGTTAACCATGTAATTGATGAAAGTCTTACTGGTAAATATTATGCGCGTAATCATGTACATTCATTAGAATTGAAGTTAGAAGAATATCAACTTCATAATGATGAAATTGGATGGTTCCTTGTACATGGAATTACGTCCCCCTTCAAGAATAGACACCTAAAAGTTCTTGATGTGGCTTCAATTGTCACCATATTCGGTTTTGGAGGCGGTGAGGGTAGTTCCCCAGATGTTGTTCAAGGTTTTGCTAGTCCTATGGGATGGTGCAATGCCGCAACACGAGGAGGAGATTGTTCTGCCCCCGCTTTAGATCACGATGGTAATATTGTAGGTTTTTGGACTCATGGAAATGGAAAAACGTTTGGACGTTTTGAGCCAATTACTGAAATCTGGCAGGAGCTAATGAAAGAGGACCCACATACAGTTGTGCATGATGGGTTGCATTTTCGCTCCCGCCCCCTCTCCCAGAACTTTTAGTTGAGAGGCCGTTCTATGAACGGTATCCTTCTCAATTTAAGGAGAAGGATGGGGCCTCATTATTCTATGAGGAGGTGTGGCTCAGTGATGAGCATACTAAGTGGTTACCGGATGAATATTTTCCCATTGTCATGGGTGTAAACCGTTTCCCACGGTATAAAAATAATCGGACTATGGATCCTTTTGTGAAAGTTTTTATTGATGAAAATCACATTGAGGAACAATCTGATTGGGGACTTCCTGCACCTAACCAAGAAGCAGCATATAAGTCCTTTGCAAAGTATGCAAAGGATATCCCATGGATGTCTATACAACAAGTGAAAGCTATGAATACGGCCTGGGAATGGACTCAACAACATTTTGAGCCTTATATGGGTGGTGCTAGAATTAGAACCGTTGAAGAGGTAATTCCAGATTTAGATATGAAAACATCTTCTGGTTATCCGTTTAATGTACACTATGCAACTAAGAGAGATCTTTTTGATAAGTGTGACGGAATAGTAGACTGGTTAAAGCAAGATTGGGATAATCTTCTTGATGACAATTATTGTTTTGTCTATACTAATTCTTTGAAGGAAGAAATAAGGCCAACAGCTAAAACGTTGCTGAATAAGATTCGAACGTTTACTGCTGGCGCAACTGATGGCACTGTGAATGGAAATCGGTTGTTTGCAGATATGAATGAACGCATGAATGCGTCACATCTGTGTACTTCATCAGGAGTAGGTATGAGTCCCTTGAAAGGAAATTGGGACCGTCTTTATCGAAAATTGAATATATTCCAGAATGGATATGCCCTTGATGAGAGTGAATATGATTCCTCTTTAAGAGCCTATATGATGTGGGGATGTGCAAAACTAAGATGGCAAATGTTGCGACCTGAAGATCAAACTGTTGAAAATTTACAGCGTCTTAGGGTTTATTACCGAAATTTGGTAAATTCCTTAGTTATATCTCCAGAGGGTGTCCTAGTTATGAAATTGGGAGGCAATCCGTCTGGTTCGGTAAATACAATCAATGATAATACGTTGATTTTGTATACTCTTTTAGCTTATGCCTGGATCATGTTATTTCATGACCCAAGTTATACTGAGTTTGAGTTGAATACATCCAAGATATTAGTTGGTGATGACAACACTTGGACTGTTAGTGACAAAGCGCATGTTTTGTATAATGCGCGCTCAGTGATAGCTACATGGGATAAAATTGGAGTGGTGACTACTACAGATAGTTTGGAACCACGTGAAGCGAAAGAATTGGATTTTCTTTCAGCTAAAACCATATTTTATCAAGGTAAAGCTATACCCGTCTATGATAGAACTAAATTGATGACAAGTTTATTATATTCTGAGACAGCACAACAATCACCAGGGTTTACTCTGTTGAGGACTGCTGCTCTATTGCAAGTGGGATGGTCAGATTATCAATTTCGTCATTTTTGTCGTGAATTTATTTCATGGCTATTTGACAAGTTTGATAAAGTCTGTAATGAAGATCAAGATTGGATTATTGCAAAGAGCGGGATTTTGACTGATGAAAGATTAGCGAATTTATTTTTAGGGGAAACAGTGTGTTATCCCCAGTCGTTAAGTTGTGATGACTTTGTAATTTGTCGACGTTGTAATTGTGAATGGAGGTTTTGTCCCCATGACACTTTATTATATTGTCAGGAAAGCGAGAAAGATCAAGAAATGCCTGATAAAATGTCAATACAAACGCGACCAGACCCGAAAAAACCGACTGCTCTGCGAGGGGTAGTTGGGGTTTGGAACTGCGAAAGCAGTGATCGCATCGAGGGCCGTGATGGTGCATACTCCACGCTGTGGGC